CGACCCAACACAGCAGAATGCGGCCCTTGGACTTGATCGACTCAATCGACCGGTCCAAGCCTGCAAATGAGAACCACACCGCACCGTCACGGCTGCGGATGAACTTCTCGCCCACCTCGTAGTAGGCGCCCAGTGCAGGCTCATCCTCAATCGCCCGCTTGACCTCCTCCAGCGAGGAATCGTCCAGCGAGTTCATGAACTGACGGGCGCATAGAAGCTGGCCCTTGATGCCAGCCTGTCCGAAGCGCATGCCCTGGACCGCCGCCATCTTGGCGAAGCTCCGCGTCTTGGCAGAGCCTCGCCCGCCGTATGCGCCCCGAACGTCTGCCTCGCCTTGGAACACCGGGATCAGCTTCGCCGGAAGCCGGATCTCCAGCTCACTCAAGGGGAGCCAGCCTGAAGGTGGTGACCAGCGGGTTGTCCTTGTCGCCCGCTACCGTCATCGGGAGCAGCTTCGGGTAGATCGAAGTCCAGAAGGCCGACTCGTTCTTCGGGTCAGCCTTGGCCCACTTCACCAATCGCGCCTGCCCGCCCAGCTCCTCGGCCGCAGCGGCGATCACCGCCTTGGCCTCCTTGCCGACCTTGTTCTTGGAACCCTTCGGGCGGCCACGAGACTTCGGCGGCGGATTCGGATTCGGATTCGCCATTGTCTTTGCTTTGTTTATTGAGCTGGCCGCAGCCTTGGCTCAGGGCAATGCTTAGGTCGCAGCGACCCAGGTATAGACGCCGCTCGCCACGTTCAGCACGTACTGGCCGTTACTCGTCGGCAGCGCCGGAATGCTGGCAGCAGGCAGCGGAGCGCCCGCAGCGTTGACCAGCGACACCTCGGCGGTCGGGATCTTCCCCGCAGTCGCCGGCACAACCTTCAGAACCTGACTCTCGTTCGCCACTTTCGGCCTCCTTGCCAAAGATCGCCGCCCAGTTGGCGGCCATTGCCTGATCGTCTATGGCTTGGGGCCGACGACCTGAACCTTTTCCACTCACCTAATGCGCCCTCGCCAGAACCGTGGCGGCGTACGCCTCTAGTTTTGCCTCGGCATCCTCCACCCGTTGCAGGTACAGCAGCTCGGCGTTCTTCAGGATGTCGCACTCGTTGCACAGCCAGTACGTGCCCTCGATGCGGTCGTTAGCGCACGGAGCGGCCTTCCACTCGTGGAGCCAGCCACCGGTCCCGCAGCGGGCGCAGCTCATGGGGCTGGCCTCCGCAGCTTCTCGTACGCTTCGATCAGGGCCGCCTGGGTTGCGTCGCACTCGGCTCCGATTCCAACAGCGTCTCCGACAAGCGCTGCTCCGCGTTGAGCGGCTTCGCTAAGTTCGCCGGTAGCGGTGGAATCGCGGGACAGACGCTCGGTTGCGTAAGCTGCGATTTCCCGCCGCAGGCTGCGATTGCCAGCCCGCAGGTCAGCAGCAACAGACTCACCCCTTGCCTTTGCATCGGCCATCTCCCGTTGGTACTTGGCGTCCAGCGCGGCCAGGTCTTCCACCCGGCGTTGCTCGACTGCCCTAGCGTTCTCCTGCGCCTCAGCCTCAGCCTTGGCGAACTCCCCGATAATCTTCTCGGCCCGCACGTTGGCGGTGTCGTAGCCCCACTGGTACAGGTTGGTCCCAGCCACCCAAGCAAGCGCCGCCACGCACACGACGATTAGGGCGTGCGGCCAGTAGCGCAACAGGAGGACCATTTCAGCGCCTCACGCGCCCGCGTTGTCCGAATCGTCCGGCCCCTTGCGGAGCAGCCCATACAGCCAGTCGCGCAGCCGCGTAGCCAGCAGGTCAGCAGGCGGCCACGCCTTCACGAGGACCGCGCCAGCGAGGAATGCGAGGATTTCGAGCATGTCAGCCTCCAAGCGCGCCCAGCAGGAGCGCGGCAAATTGCATCAGTTGGTCGAACGTGAGGTAGCCCAGCGCGAGGAGGCCCAGCGCGATGCCGATGCCCCAGTAGACCGATCGCTTGCTCACTTCACGCACTCCGCGTATTCCGCCTGCCGACGCCGAGTCAGCCCGCGCACCCGCTTGCCGTTGGCGTAGTCCCACCGCAGCAGTTGCTTGCACCATGTCAGCGACGGCAGGCCAGCATTGATTTGACGGACCAGCGTGGACCCGCAGGCCGCGCCAGTCCCCACGTTGTAGGACCACGACAGGACCGCCACCCACTGCGATTCGGTCAGCGGTTCCCGGATGCAGCGCCGCATCTCGGCGTGGAACTGCCCCACGCCATCGGCCAGCATTGCCTCGCACTCGGCGGGCGTGTACTGAGACTTCGGAGCGCCCCGGGTCTCCCCGTAGCACCACGTCACCACGCCAACCAGATCCCGGTACGGGCGAAGCTCCAGGCCCTCCCACGGCGCGATGAACGCTGCCGCCAGCAAGACCAGCCCCGCCACACCGCCGCCGACCCCGATTCGGGCCTTAGACGCCGAGGTCACGGCGCATACGCTCCATCTTGGCCTCGAACTCCGCCTGCTCGCGACGGTCCCGCCTGCGGTTGTAGAACCACTGGACCGCTAGGCCGACCACCGCGATGACGACACCGGTAACCGCAGCGAACTCATTGGCCGTCAGGCCGAAGAAGAAGGCAGACGCTCCGCCCCCGTACGCGCCAGCCTTGCCGACGCCGACGCCGAGGGCGTCAATCTGATCCTTCAGCACATCCCTGCCCCCTGTAATGGCTGCCGCGTTGCGTAGCGGCCCGGTTGCCCCCGGTGACTGGCCCCTGCAAGGACCGAATGTCGGCTTACGTCCGGTTACTGCAACCGGCAAGGGCGGCTCCGCTTGCAGGCTCGGCCGTAGTGAGGTGCCGTTCGCTATTCGCGAATGGCGAATTGGTGCTTGCGGGTCGGATTTGACGCCGACTCTCGACTGCGATGGAGCGCGACTCCCACCACAGCGGCCCGCTCTGCCCGCCGGAGCGGGTGGTCTAGCCCGAACGGGGTGGCCCTCTCTCCACGGCCGCAAGCGTGGAACTCAACAATCCCTCAGATTCGCGTCGATTCCGCTCCGAAATGCGGCGAATCTAAAGGGATCTGTAGCGTGGAACTACTTCCGCTTCCTGCGCTTCACCGGCTCGACGCGATAAACGTCAACCGGGGCGCTCGTGTTCGGATCGACGGACGCGGCGGCCATCACGGCCTGCTCTGCCGTAGCCCCGAAGTGATTCATGGCGGCCAGGGCCGCCTGCATACCAGACCCCAGCGCGACCGGGCCGCAACACTCAATCTCGGCCCAGGTGTTGTCCTCAATGGTGGTGACTCGGCCGTCTCCGTACGCCACAAGCAGCATGGCGCCCTTCAGCTTGGGAGGGCTTCCTTTCCTGCCCCGGACCAGATAGTCCATGGCTCGGACGAGAGCGGTCGTGCCGCCGCACCCGCCCACCACGCCCCCGCAGGGGAGGCGCCGGAGCTTCGTAATACGGAACTTGCAGTCGTAGCCCGTGGCCTGCGTATCCGCCGCGACCTCGCCGTTTCGATAGGCGATGGTCGTCATGCGGGGCTAGGCTCTCGGTTGTCCTGCGTCCTAGGACTCAGGAATCCTGGATCACATGCGTGGCGTTTACCGCAAATAGGTTCCCGGCGAGCCACAAGGGCTGCATCAGCGGCGTGCGTCAATCTCTCGTCAGAATCGAGGCGGATTTATCCGTGGCCGGGGTAAATCATCGTGACGGGCGCACTACGCATCCGCCGCGCTTCGGCCTCATCCCACCAGTCGCAGGGGCGGAGGCCGTGGTATAGGGTTTCTGGTTGCTCCCACTCGCCGTCCCGCTCCAAGTCCTTCAACGGGACGGTGCGAGCGCAGCCGGGGGCAAACATCGGATACCGTGATCCCACGGCACAGCTCATATTGGCATCGCGACGCGCATCCCCGAAGTTAAGGCCAGTGATGCTTTCCCACCGCCCTTCCAGCACCCGGTCACGTCGGGCACCGGTCGCCCACTCCAACGCGATGCGGAACTCAGCAATGGAATTCACAAGCGCGCCACCCACGAAGTCACGGACTCGGCGATAACCCTGGTCCTTGCTCTTTCCGATGGCATCGGCTGCCTTGCCGTACAGAGCCAGCGTCAGGCCGTCAGCGACCGCGTAGCGGCCCCACGACTCGTCGTAGCACTCAACGTAGGCGCGCCGCCTGCGGCCATTGGGGGCCTTGTAGCCGCCCCGTGAGATACCCAGAGCCACAACCCGGCCCCAGATCGTCAGGCGCTCGGTAAAAAGCGTCGTGCCGGACACCTGAGCCAGATACGCCTCGGCCCCGGGATTTCCATCAGGCATGACCATCGTCGCCATGCCCAACGCCCAAACGTCGGCGTCGGATAGGGGGCGAAGTCCGAACCGGGCGAAGCGCTGGTCAAGGTCGTCGCCACGCACGTCATAGTCGCCCACCGGCTGCTTTAGGAGGGTCACAGGCGGCTCCCTACCCAATAGCTCAACGCACAGCCTGCCGCAGCAAGGAACACGAAAGGCGATCCGACCGTTGCCAGCACGAACACGCACATGAAGTTGATGCCCACAAGGGTGAACTGGAAATCGCGCTTGGTCATGCGGAAGTCCCAACGCGCTTGGGCGGGTAATCGCCTTCCAACTCCTTTGTCCCGAGGACGCGGAGGGCCCGTGACAGAGCCTCTCGGGCTGCAGCCAGGATCATCCGCTTATCTGAGGATCCGTCCTCGACCAGCTCGCAAGCGCGGGCTATTGCATCGCAGGTGTGCCGCTTTCCATTGGGCATGATGTGAACGAACCACGCCAGGCCCTGATACATCTCAACACGAAAGTAGCACCCCTCTGGAGGGGCAAGGCCGAAGAGACAGCCCGCCGCTTCATCCGACTTCGCCGCGGACTTCTTGGGAAACAACCACGACGTGATCTTCATGCGGCCACCTGCCTCGCCCTGCCGGGCGCTCGCCACTGTTTCTTGCGCACGATGTTTCGCACCTGCCGACCCGTGATGCCGAACTCCGGACCAATCGCCTCGCTGGGCACTCCGCTGGCGTAGATGGCGCGGATCTGCTGCGCCTGCTCCCAGCTGATCTTGGCGCAACCGTTGTCCTCGCCACGATTGACGACCGTCCGCCCCTTCTCGTCGCGGTCTCGGTTGTTGTCCGCGTAGGTCCCCAAGAAAAGGTGGTCCGGGTTCACGCACTCCGGCGTATCGCACTTGTGACAGACGCAGAGGTCGCCCGGCTCCTGCCCGCGGAACGCCAGGTATGCCTGTCGCGCAGCAAGCACGACGCGATTCCCCATCCGCAGCTGCGGCCGCCCGTGATTGAATGTCGCTCCCGTCCAAAGCCAGCACCCCGACTCTGGAACGGGGATTACCTTCTCCCAGATTCGCTCCTGCATCGTCTTCATGCCGCAGCCCTCGCCAGCCAGAACTTGTACTCCGCGTCCTTCACCGTCTTGCGCAGGTACTCGGCAAGCCCTATCCCCTCGTACCGGCGGCACAGGTAGTCCAGCGTCAGCGGCATGACGCAGTAGTCGCCGTTCTGCACCTCGTTGAGGATCACGACGCCGCGCCAATGGCCCTGCCCCTGTGCGCCCCGGTATTCCTCGTCGTGCAGGTAGCAACTGCCGGCCACCAGCCCGTGCCAGTTGGCGCCGCTTGCCTGAATACGAGTCCCGTACCGGAAGCCCTGCTCGTGGCCCTGCACGAAGGAAGCGCCGATCTTGTTCAGGCGGTTGTCGATAGTCCCGCCGATGGCATGGCTCGAATGGCTCGACTGGAAGAAATGGGAGTACAGGATTCCGTCCTGCCACACGCGGGAAAGGTACGGGTGCCGCTCCCAGTCGCGCGTTTTCAGGTGATGCTCACCGATGGTCCCGGCCCACTTCGGCGCATTGCACACCGCCCGGTAGATCCGGTTCTCGTGGTTGCCAAACAGGAATACTTTGCGGGGGTTCCAGCGGGCGCGATGCCCCCTCTCCCGACGCGCCTGCTCTACCTCCATAGGGACACACAGGCGCTCGAACGCCTCGTTCCCAGCCTGTACGTCGTCCTCGTACCGCGCTCCCTCCATCTTCATGCTGCCGGGGCCGTCGTGCATCGACAGGCTCGGCATGTCCCAGTGATCGCCGATGTGAACAACCGTATCGGGCAGGTAGTCCACGATGGCCTGAGCGATCCAGTCGATATGGGCGGTCGGGACTCCGGGGCGGACCTGAGTGTCGGGGACGATGAAGTGGCGTTGAGGCTTGCTCATTCCGCGCCCTCCCCGTCAACCGGATTCGCCCCAAACTCCGCCATGTGCGCCTTGCCCGCCGTCAGCCCCTCTAGCGGGGCCTCCTCGTCGGAGCGTTCGATCAGGGCTTGGAGTACGGGGTCGGCCTCGAACTCGACCGTGGGCGTTTCGGGCTGGCCCACCCGCGCCACGAAGTTGGCGTCCTCTTGGACCGCCCCGCTGATCAGGTAGCGGTCTCGGGCAGAGGGTTCGGCCTCCTTGGC